CAGTTCTAACTGCTGAGTCAGCTGCAGTTATAATTAGGACCCGCGCCGCTAAACAAGTTAATTTGTACCAACAGGCATCAACATGATGCCACCCGGCGTTGGAGGAAACATACTGTTGTGATGCTATGGAATTATGCGATATTGCACCTGGTTTCACAGTTGAATTTCCTCCAGACCATCGTTGTAAAGGAAAACTCAAACATTTTGTATTGTTTGAAACCGGCACAACAGTTCGTTATCCAACGCCTCATTGTTCGAAAAATGCTGAGGAAGCAGTTCGAAATAGAGTTACAAATAAACAATTAAAACCCGGGAAGCCAGATGTACCACAAATAAGTTTACTAGGAATTGTCCGTCTTAATAAAATGATGCAATTGGTTCTAGAAAAATTAGATCCAACAGAAAATAAAACTTTTGAAGATTTAATCAAAGGTTTTCCTCGCAAAAAGAGAAGAATGTATATTCGTTATCTGCAGAGGATGAATTTTTTAGACGCCCTTAACTATTCTATAGGAGCATTTGTCAAGTACGAAAAATTAACACTCGATCCTTCTAAGACCCGTGTAACCACTATGGGAGAGAAAACCATCACACCTCGTATGGTGTTGCCTCAAGACGTTCAAGTCAATATTCTCTTCTCCTTAATTTTCCAATCTATACAGGATAACATATTTAAATTTAAAGATCAGTTTCCATTCTCCGAAAATCCCTTTGCTAAAGGGATGCGACCAAAAGAGATAGCCACTGTTTTGAAAAACAAAATTTTTGATTTGGAAAATCGATCTGGTGAAAAGGTCTTTATCACTCAAATTGATGGGTCACGCTGGGACAGACACATTCAGGGAGATCTGCGCGATTGTGAATTTAATTTTTATTTAGATTATGTTAAGAGGTTCGGCATGGATTATCCATGGTTTGGTGAACATCTTAATAATTCTAGATTTATGAATATATATTCACGAAGCAAAGAATTTGAATTTAAAGTCAAAGGTCCGTCTCAACGATTAACGGGAGCAATGAATACCTCTACAGGAAATCATTTACTTATGTACTTGATGGTGGTTAGTTTCTTATGGTCTATTACTGATTATTTTGATGTCTTGGATAACGGAGATGATTGTCTTTTGTTGTACACTGAATCAAGTAAGGATCTCATTGCCCAAAATCTCACAAACTATTTTTTGGAATTTGGTATTACAGCTGATATTGGCGCGACTTCAGATGATGCTTCAGAAGTCACTTTTTGTCAAACCAAACTTTTCGGAGATACTATGATGAGAGACCCAGATAGAGTGTTATCAAGGATTGGTGTTGTGCCACCAGCCTATTCCAAC